GGTCAACCCCATTTGTTTTTCGGTCGATAGAATTTGTCTGCCCGGCAATGATGTTGCCTTACAGAGTAGATTCATCTCTCGTGCATCACCATTGATGGGTGGGAGGAAAATCTTATATAGATTTCCCATGGCGATACCGCCACCTTTACCAACCTGTGATTTGAAATCATCAATCTTTAACGTCATGCATTTTTACCTATTTTCTTTCGTGAGTCTGCATAAACTTTCTTAGAGTTTGCCTTTCTGAACTGTGCGGTCGGTAAGAATGTCGCAATCTCCCATTCGGGCATTGGTACTTCCGCAAACTTACTCTTGACGTGTTTAGTCAGATAATGTTTGAAACATGGTTCGTAATACTTCAACTTAGAGATTGCCTGTAGTCTCTTATATGTAATCTGAAACTTTGCATCCTCACCCGCTTTCATGTTTGCGGTTTCCATCAATGCATCCAACATCTTTGCACGTAGAATCGGTGGAAGGTAATGCAAGTTCAATCCATAGAATCCACCTTCCGCAGGCCCAACCACAATAACTAAAGGAAACAAATCATAGAATGGAAGTTTCTCTTTGTGTTTGGGGTCATAGAAGAACATCTGCATTGTTCCAACTAATCCTGTTCTCGACAGATTCTTCAGTGCAGTCCTTTGTGTCAAAGGGTCTTCCTTTATAAGTGCCTGTCGGTTTATGTTTCGCATATTCTTTGCTTTATTCATAAACCAATCACGACTCTCCTTGGTACGAGGTGTAACTCCCGCACGGAATGCCTGCAATTCTAGTCTGTTGAAAATATTACTCATACGTTTATTTATACCTATTTTTTACGTTTCTTACGAAAAGGTTTCAAAGTTTTCTTCAAAGGTTTCAATGGTTTTGTTGATTTGGGAATAAGACTCTTCAATGGTTCATTCTTCTCAGTCCAGATGACAAACTTCCATCCACGATCTTTTGCATACTCGTTCGCAGCTTCCCACTTGTTAATATTCTTGACATAGGTGAAACTCTCGTTGAGGTATCTCTTGGTATTCTTATTACCAGTCGGTATTTTGGTTTCTTTATCTGGTTTTATCTCGACCAACCAAGTCTTACCATCATTCAAAACAATCTTTAAGTCCATAAAATATCTATGATAACGCTTGTCAACTTCATATAAGTATGGTATAATAACCTCTTCGGAAGACCACTTCACCACTTTGGGGTTATCATCACACCATCTGAAGGCGTGTTTCTCCCAGAGAGAACGATAGGTGACCTTTGTGTGGTCTCCTTCATACTTCTTTGGATTTTTTACTCTGTATCTGCCCGAATATGCCATAAAAACCTTATAAATAAAGATAATGAATTTCTAACTTATTTATAGAGAAACTAAAATGGCAGAACCAACAGAACTTCAAGGTGTATTATCGGGACTAAAACGAAAAGACCTTGAATATCCACTGAATAACTCAGACGACTACAAAGGTAGAGTTGTTTTCAATGTCATGAAAGAAGACGAGTCCGATCTCGGTAATGCTCTAGGTACAATAGTGGATATGGGTCGTGCATTAGCACAGAAAGCATCTTTAGAGAATGTTGCTGGAGAGAATCCTGAAGATCAACAAAAAGCGATCGAGAGTCAAAGGGGTCAGTCCCCAGGCACACAAACCTTAACTAAGAGAAAACCTTTAACCGCATTGGGAAGACAAGTGTCTCTGTATATTCCTGCTGGTTTACAGTTTCGTGACAATGTTGCGTATGACAATATGCAAATCGGTGGCATGGGTGCTGCGGCAGAGGCAGGACTACAATCTGGTAAAGGTGCGGTTAATGCACTCCTAGAACAAACTGGTAAAACTTTGGGTTCTGCATTAAATGGTGCTGCGAATGCTGATGTCGCTAAACTTGCTACAGTAAAACTAATGAGTAAATTTCCAGATGAAATTTCTGGTGCATTTAGAAGTGCTGGTCAAGTAACCACAAATCCGAACACACGAGTATTATTCAAAGAGGTTGCGCTTCGTGAGTTTGCATTTGCATTTAAGTTTATTGCAACATCAGCGAAAGAAGCAGAAGAAATAAAAGAAATCATCAAACTATTCCGAACAGAACTATATCCCGAAAACATTAATGTAGAGGTTGCGGGTAGTGAAATATCTGTTGGGTATCGTTTTCCAAACAAGTTTCAGATAAACCTTGAGTATGATGGTGAAGAGATTGCAACTCGAATCAAACCATGTTATTTACGAGATGTGAATGTAACATATAACAATACCGCAATGGCGATGCACAGTGATGGTAACTTCCAAGAAATTGAAATGTCACTATCTTTCCAAGAAACAAGAACACTCAACAGAAAAGATGTTGAAGAGGATGGGTTCTAATGACAACTAAGTATTTCAGAAACTTCGCTCTCACTGATTATAAATTCGGTGACAATGAAAAACCTGTACTGTTTGACAATATTACTCAATATGTTGACTTAATCGATGGGTTGAAAGACGATATTTCTTTTTATCAGAAACACACTATTCTATCGGGAGATAGACCAGATACATTATCATACAGACTTTATGGGACTACGGATTACTACTGGACATTCTTTTTAATGAATGATAGTCTGCGTATGTCGGGTTGGCCTGTAGAATCACATAAGTTGTTAGATGTTTCAAAAGAAAAATATCCGTACCGCATCGTGACTACCAACACCGACATATCAGATTCCTTTCCTGTCGGACAGATTGTGAGTGGTACACAGAGTAGTACAGTAGGTCGTGTGGTTAGACGTATTCCCGACCTCGGACAACTAGTAATCGATACCTCCTTGACGCCAGGCGACTACTTTGGTAAACTACCCAATCTAGTAAACTTTGGACAAGACGAGAACTTAATTTACACCTCAGTTGAAGGTGAGACTTTCACTGCAACATTGATCAAAGAATCGGAACAATATAACGCAGTTCATCACTACGAAGATTCCGATGGTCTTTATCAAGATATTCCAATATATGACTTCGGTAATATTGGAAACCTAACAGCAGTGACATACAGAGATCGTTTAGAAAAAAAATACTACGAGTTGAAAGAGATTATAGTATTGAAACCAGAAGTGATCGATAAGGTAGTTGCGGAGTTTAATAATTTCCATAAAGGTATTGGTGTTTAATGAAGACTACACAGTCTCAACAATATAAGATTACTGAAGCTTTACTTACTGCTGATCGTTTTGGTGGTGGTGATGTATCTGCTATTGACGTAAGGACTTCTGTTGTAGAACTTAGTCTATTCGAAAGTTTGGATAAACCTTACCTCAGTGGTCAGGTACTTATTCTTGATGATAAAGCATTATTCGATTCAATATCATTTCAAGGAACCGAGAGACTGAGTATTAAGATGGCATCGGTCGATAATGATCTTGATGTTGTTATGCAACGAACTTTCATTATGACAGGAATTGAACGTTCTGTCAAGTCAAATGCTAATGGTAAGTCTAGTGTTTACTTCTTTACTTTGATGGATGAACACGCAGTGCTTTCGTCACTCAAGAAGATCAGCAAATCATTTAATGGTCGTATTGATGATATTCTTACCAAGTTACTTGCAACAGAGATGAATCAGGACATTGACCTGTCATATCTATTCTTACCCGATGGTAAAAGAAATGTTCCTGTACAGTCGAACATGAAGGGTATCATTCCTAACTTGACACCAATTGATGCCGTAGATTGGTTGACCAAACGTGCGACCACCGTCACAGGGTCACCATTTTTTACCTATGCATCAATACATGATACTAATTTACGTTTGGGTAATCTGGATGTCATGTTATCACAAAAAGCATTTAACTCAAAGATACCTTATGTATATAATCCCGCTAATATCGCTGGTGCAGAAGATCAGACAGAGTTTGAGAAGACATTCACTATTAAGGCACTCAAGGTATCAAAACAAGCGAACACTCTTAATCTGATTCAACAAGGCGCAGTCACTTCTACCATGCAGAACACTAATCTGAATACTGGTAGAATATTTAAGAGTAAACACTCGGTAAGAAATGTTCTAGATAATCTAGAAAAACATAATCTGATCGGTGAAAATCAGAATGTATTCGACACCGAGTTTAAGATTGGTGAGAAGAACGTAGACGAACACAGTTCTCATGTCTACCACACTATCACATCTTCGGGGACTTATGGCAGATTCAAGTCTTACCATGATGAGTATGATGGAACTAAATTCAAAAAGAAATTGGAAAGAAGGTCTGTACTAAACCACCTCTACAAGAATATGTTGAATGTTGTGGTTGAGGGTGCCGGATTTATAATATCAAAAGCGAGTGTCGGTGATATCGTTAATCTACTGGTTGTGAATGATAACATTGAAGTTTCTGATAGGGTTTCACCAGAAGAATTATACGATAAGGCAAAGTCTGGTGATTTTATTATCTATGACACAAGACATACATTCCAAGGGACACAACACACTGTGTCGATGAACGTTTGTAAACTGGAGAAACTTCCATAATGAATCCAATTCTATCTGAGTTTTATGGTGATAACACACGATGGTTCATTGCGACTGTTGTGGATGCTTCACCCCCATATGGTTATGAGGGACGAGTGAAGATTCGTGTTCATGGATTACACACAGAATCCACCCGACTAATTCCTCAGTCCGATCTACCTTGGGCACAATGCGTGGTTCCTACTACAGAAGGTGGTGCATCTGGTATCGGAAGAATGCCTCAACTACAACCAAGTGCATTGGTATTTGGTATGTTTATGGATGGAGTAAACTCACAGACACCTATTGTACTTGGTTCATTACCACATATCGAATATCCTACTACAGTACAAATAGGTCAATCAGAAACCGTCTTGGATGCAGACAATAAAGCAGAAGTTGTTTGGGACAATATTGCGACAGAATCCACGCCCAAAGATATTGATATAGAAAATGAAAAGACTGACAAGATCAGTCTGGCAGTAAAACAAAATAGGGAGAAAACTGCGGTATCTTTCTTTTTGAATCTGGGATATTCGGTTAAACAATCAATAGGATTGGTTGCTGCACTTAGTTTTGTTTCTGGTATGAATACAGGGGAGAACCCAGATTCACGAGGTATTGGTGACTTCACAAAACTCCGATACTCAGAGTTACAAAAATTCTCTAACGATTACAATGAATTTTTGATTCAGTTATCCTTTGTCGCATTTGAATTAAATGGTACACAATCTAGTACAAACATTAGACTTCTCAACTCAGATAAACTCGAAAATGAAGGTATCTGTCATATAGTCAGTAAGTACTACTTGGGTAAACCAGACAGCGCATCAATCAAAGAGATTGAAAGAAATGCACTTAACTTAGTAGATAGGATTTCATAATGTCACTTGATAAAACAAATTTGAATGTTAATCTTGGTTCCGAGAACAGAAAGAAACATAGTCTAGAGGCGACACATCTTCGTTCTAGTAGAAGGGCAATCGAAGAACGTTTTGCGAAACGTAATACTATCATTGGTCAAGAAGATGGTTTAGAAGTTGGTGGTATCAAGACACTAGGTCAATCTACTAACTCTTCGGAAGAGGTTATTACCAGTTCTGTGGGGCAGTTTACCGATAATATTGATGGTATTAGTGGACTACAAGGAAATAGTGTAAGTGTCACACAAGAAACTGTACTCGACAGTGATGGTAACTTTTTTCGTTTGAAAATGCCAAGTGATTCCGATGGAAGTCTAGCTGGTCGTGATTCAAGTGACCCTGCTCGTTCGTTTAGTTCTAAGACCACGACCGTTACTTCATTGACAGGACTGCCTGCACTTAAAGCGAACAATCCAACGTCTGCACTTGCAGTTGTGTGTGATGGTACTGCGGAAAGTATTGCAAAATGTCAGGGTGTCGCAGAGGATAAGAAAACCGCAGACTTCACAGAAATATCAGACTTCACCGACACTATCGAAGCGCAGAAACCTCCCAGTTCTGTTAGTGGTACATTTGATTCCAGACCTTCGATGAGTAATCCAAAATTTGACCCAAGTTCTCTGACGGATACGTTAAGTGAGATTGCACCCATTGCAGCTATAAATGATGCAGTTTCAACTGTAACTGATGCAATTGATGAAGCACAAGCATTGCCTGGCAAGTTGATTCAGAAAGCGACAGACTCTGTTGTAAATTCCACTAACCTAGATGGACTGACCGATAAAAAACAGGGACTTAAATCTGAAATACCAGAGTTGGGTACTGCCGCTGGTGTTGTGGGTACTGACGTGAAAAATACTTCTAGTTCGTTAGATAAATTTAAGGAAGGTGCGGATAACTTTAATGTGGATTATGATGCTAGAACTAATAAGGGATTGACTGGTCTTTTACAAAATGTTGCAGAATCGATAACTGGTGCTGCATCATCTTTTATTTCTAATCTAGTTCCTGGCGGTATATCTTCGTCCGAACAAGAAAGAATTTCTATACTAGAAAAGTTTGATTCGGGTAATAACAAGGATAAAAAAGAGGGCGTTAAGACTCTGGTATCCAAGTCGCCTAATGTATCAGAACGCATGAAAGAAATTCTTGCCGAAGACCCTAATACTTCTACTACCTTAGATATGCAAATAAAGATGCAAGAGGAAGCGAAAAGACGAGGTGTCCCAGACAAAGAAATTCAAGCAGCCGTACAAGAAATATCATCTATTGAACAACAGATGAGTGGTTTGGATACTACCATTAGTGGTTCCTTTGTTGTTAGTGCTAACTTGTTTGATGTTCCAGAACCTATTGATCAGTCTGCAAAATGGAATGGTAAGAGTAGTCCAGATGATATGTTCACTATGGTATCATCTGTCGAGGAACTTGATGCGGAATTTGGTAATGTCTTCCGTCAGGTCACAGAGTTGATTATTCATGCGACCGAGACATACACCAATAAAAATATAGGTGCGGTTGAGATAAATAATCTACAATCTGAATTAGGACACGATGGTATTGGTTATCATTATGTGATTCGTAGGGATGGTAGACTACAACGTGGTAGACCTGTTAACCGTATTGGTGAACACGCTGCGACCAATGGCCATGATACATACTCTATAGGTATTGCAATGGTGGGTGGACTGAATGTTTCTTCGGGTGAAAACAATGCGACAGACTACAGGTCTGCACAATCGTTTACACGAGAACAGTTTACCACACTAGAAAAATTTGTCAATAGTTATTATCGTAGATATCCAGGCGGGCAGGTGTTTGGACACAACGACATTGATGCCAGTGAATTTGACCCATACTTTGATGTACAGGATTATGTTGAGTCGGTATTCAGGAAAAAGAATAAGACACTCGAACCATTGAATAGAGGGCCATTGTCCCCAGCGGAGATTATTGAATGACAACTAAGAAAGACAATTTTGACCTAAGAGTCGATAAGATTGGTGAGGGTACAGAGAATACTCTGGGTGTTCCGAATGATGGGATGCAAGACCCTACAGGTGAATATCCCAAACGTGAATATAACTATGGGTCATCAATCAACAAAGCTGCACGTGGTTCTAAGACCAACAATATTTATGTTGGGGGTGGTGACATCGGTGTGTCCTTGGGTATTGAACCACAGAGACCATCCGAGTATCCATTTAACCAAGTACAGGAGACTATCTCTGGTCACGTAATTGAACAGGATGACACGCCTGGCGGTGAACGAGTACTAATCAAACACCGAAAGGGTGCTGGTATTGAGATGAGGGCAGATGGTTCTGTTATCATTTCCGCAGTAAACAACAAGGTCGAAGTGACTGGTGGTGACCAGACTGTTATCATTGAGGGTAATGGTAATCTCGTGTATCAGGGTAACTTGAACATGAAGGTGACTGGTGACTATAATGTTGATGTAGGTGGTAACTACAATGTCAATGTTGGTGGTAGTCTACGTGAAGAGATTCAACAGAATCACCGAACCATCACAACAGGTAATCGTGAAGAGACTGTTAAGAAGACCAAGACAAACAGAACCTTGAGTACGGTTACTGATGTTATGTTAGCAGACCATAATCAGTTTGTCAAGTTAGACCAAAAGAATTTTGTTGAGGGTAATATTGAGATTGCCGCAGAAGACAACATCCTCGTATCAGGTAAACAGGCAGTTGCACTTACAAGTAAGAATACAAATATCACTGGTGCGAAGTATGTTTCTGTTATGGGACAGAAAGGTGCAATCGGTGGTAGAATGGTTGACTTTACTGGTAATTTATTCCAAGGTGGTGAGGGCCCAGTTGAGTTCAACTCAGGTGCGAACTTCTATGGTACGTTCTTTGGTAAGGCATCTGAAGCATGGAAAGCGAATAACGCAAACTTTGCTGATCTTTCACTTAGGTCATACTATGCAAAGAATGCAACGGCTGCAAAGACCGCAGTGACCGCTGGTACTGCTGCGGTGGGTTCTGCAACATTCACTACACCCGATGAATTGTCTGCGAGTTCACATAGTCCCATATTCGCAGAAGAACAACAGTATCCAAGTTCGGGGCCTGGGGAAGTGCAGATTACTGGTGAGTGGGTAACAGGTCAAGCAGTCAATGGTGATTATGCAATCAGAACTGTTGTGGTAGATGGTGGAGATGTGTTGTTGACCAAAACATTGTTGTCAGATGACTACAAGGATGTGTTCGATAAGATTCCGACAACCCAAGAGATTCGTTCTGCATTTAGAAACTCTGCATCACGTGATGCGATTGGTTCAACCCTTGTTGCAGAAGAAAGACTCAATCCACAATATAAAACAAAGACCCCACCATCAGTTGGTAGGACTGCGAAGAAATCCCCATCATCTAGATTTGGATTTGAACCTATTGGTAATGCAATTGAGAATAGAGGAAAGAGATTTACGCCATGATTATATTAGTTGACCCAGTATACAATCCAGAGAAACAGGGTTCTATAACATCTGCAACCAAGTTAGGGCCTGGCATCACGATTGCAAAGTTCCTTGGTGCGTATGGTGACCGAACTCCGTTCAACCATGTCGTAACCAATACCGAGAGAAAGAAAATCGCACGACACTTGTACCTACAGGCAGAAGCGATGCGTATCATCAATGGTAACACCAAGAACTTTAATGATGTTCGTTTGATTGTCTCTGAAGGAATTTATCAGATGAGAGAAACAGACGTGAATGACGAAACGATGCAGAAGAAGTCTGATGGTAGATTGGTATATTATCAAGTAGTAGACCAAGAAGGTAATATTGACCTAGAAAGAACATTTGATGTTGCGGAATACTGGAAGGATTATGTCAAGTTTGGTAAGTTGTATCTTGACTATGATAACTATAATCCAGACGAAAGTCTTTGTGCATCAATAGGATTAGAGTTTCCGAACACCCCCGAATCATTTGATATTGAGTTCGCTGGGGATGTAGAAACTTATTATAATAATGAGATAATGAGTAAAGATGAATTAGTAGAAATTAAAGAAACCGAGTAAAAAGGGTTATAAATAGAAGTATGGCGATACGAAGAGCATTTGCACAAGAAGACAACAACCTCCAAACCTCGTCAATATCGAGCAGTCGTTCACGACAGTATACTGATATTGATTTGACACTTGCGATTAAACCTACTAGTGGTGAAGTCTATAAGAAGTCAAATGGGGGTGCGGTTAAACAGGCTGTCAAGACTTTAATCCTTACAAATTTGTTGGAGAAACCATTTCGTCCAGAATTTGGTGGAAATTTGAGAAGTCAGTTATTTGAGTTGGCAGATGGCGGTAACTCTGGAATAGTGAAAAGAAATATCATAAAGAATATAGAGATTTATGAACCAAGAGCAGAAGTTATATCTATCGATTTGTCCCCCCAATCAGACAAAAACTTATTAGATGTAACAATAAAATTCAAAGTAGTTAACACAGAAGAAGAGACCACGTTCACTACCACACTTGCAAGGTTAAGATAAAATGGCGACAACAATAAAATCAACCTCATTAGACTTTGATGCAATCAAGAACAACTTGAAGACTTTTCTTGCACAAAAAGAAGAGTTTGCAGATTATAACTTCGAGGCGTCTGGTCTGTCGAACATTCTGGATGTTCTTGCATATAATACCCACTACAATGGATTGACCGCTAACTTTGCATTGAACGAATCCTTCCTTGGTACTGCACAACTTCGTAGTTCGTTGATTTCTCTTGCCGAAGGTATTGGTTACATTCCTGATAGTATGACATCATCTCAGGCAATTGTCAAGTTATCTTTGAATCTCGCTAGTGTTACAGATCGAACTTCATCCATTCAACTTCAATCTGGATATAAGTTTAACGCAACTGTTGATGATAAAGAATTTGTATTCCAGACAGTGGAAGACATCAGCGCAGAAGACAATGGTTCTGGTTTATACGAATTTCAGAATGCGAGTGGTAGTAAGAATATTAAGATTCTTGAAGGTACTGAAAGAGTTAAAACTTTTTTGGTACATCGTGCAGAAGACAATGCGGTTTATATTATTCCAGACAATACAATGGATATTGATACTGCGGTTGTTCGTGTATACCAAACACCATCAAGTTCAGTCTTTTCAACATATACAAATATATTAAAGGCCAATACAATTAGTGCAAACTCTACATTGTATATCCTAAAAGAATCACCCAATGGTTTCTTCGAATTATCATTCGGTAATGGTTCTACTTTGGGTACTGCGCCTACAACTGGTTCAAAAGTCTCACTAAATTACCTTGCGGTAAGTGGGGCAGAATCCAACACTGCGAAAGTATTTGAACCACAATCAAATGTCTCTGTTGGTGGTAGTTCATATGAGATGACGGTATCGACAGTTGCAAAGGCGGTAGGTGGTTCAGATAAAGAGTCGATGGAATCTATCCGTCAGACCGCACCATTTCAGTACGCATCTCAGAATCGAATGGTAACTGCCGCTGACTATAAGACACTTGTATTAAGAAACTTCTCCACACTCATTAAAGATATACAATCCTTTGGTGGTGAAGATGCACTTGAACCACAATTTGGTACAGTATTCCTATCCATTCTATTTAATGCTGATGTGGATGCGGTTACTGAACAGGTCACAAAGGATTCCATCATAGACCTTGCAAAACAATTATCGGTTGCATCGTTTGGTCTTAAATTCACCGACCCAGTTAAGACATTTATTGAGTGTAGAACATTCTTCCAGTTTAACCCGAATCTGACTACATTATCAAGAAACACTATTCAGGACACAGTGAACAATACAATCAAAACCTATTTTGATACTAACACTGGTAAGTTCGGTCAATCATATCTATTATCATTGATTGATGAAGTAAGTTCTGCTATTCTATCTTCTCGTTCAGAAACCTTTCTCCAGAGACGATTCTCACCGACACTGACTGCGATTCGAGATTACACATTACGATATGCGGCCGCTTTGGCGGTTCCAGATGATGTTAACCACATCATAACATCAAACCAGTTTGTATTACAGAACAAAAACTGTATCCTAAGAAACAAACTAAATACTAACAAACTAGAAGTATTTAATACCGAAGATACCGAGGTTCTTGTTGATAATGTGGGTTCTTATAATGGCGATACTGTGTCTATCGTAGGTCTTCAAATAGACAACTTTGTTGGTTCAGATACCTTTATCAAGTTGAGTGCAAAACCAGCGAATCAAAGTGCTATCACCCCATTTAGACAAGATATTCTTGAATTTGACCAATCTAACACATTCTCAAGAATCGTTGATGTTGCGCCTGGAGTAACAAACTAATGAGTAATAAGAAAGATGTTACATTAACTGACATCAACAGGAGAGAACTCAATTTTATTGACTATAAGATTGAACAAATTCTTCCTGATTTCTTTAGAACTGAATATCCTAAACTCATCTCGTTATTAAAAGAATACTATGAGTTTGAAGAGAGTGATGACTCTCCCGCAAACCTCCTCCACGAATTGTTCTATAGTAGAGACATTACACAGACAGATATAAATCTTCTATCATTTATTGAAGATGAATTACTGTTGGGTCAATCATATTTCGAAGGATTCCAAGATAAACGTGCTGCTGCGAAATACTCTAATCAGTTGTATCGTTCGAAGGGAACTAAGTTCTCTATCGAACAATTCTTCCGAACATTTTTTGATGTTGACCCTGCAATTGAGTATACAAAAGATCAAGTGTTCAAGGTTGGTGAAGTAGGTTCAGAGATTGGATTCAACTCATTGAAATTTTTGACCAATGATAAATTATACCAGACATTTGCAGTTCTAATCAAGACTGACATATCTCAATCCAAGTGGATAGAACCATACAAATTATTTGCACACCCGGCTGGTATGTTTGTTGGTTCTGAAGTTCAGATAATGTCAGTTGTAAAAGATACTGTAACTACACCACAAGTTTTGATAGAACCACCACCACCACTTGCGATACATTCGGTTGCTGGTTTCGTAGATCAGGGAGTTACAGATTTGAGTGCTATAGTAGATGACCT